GGGCCAGAACAACGAAGGGACGATTTACGATGATCTAACCCTAATCTGCCGAAACGGTGAAAACATTGAAAGATTTTCAGAAAATATAGCAAAGGTAATTCCTAATGCAACATATCAGCCAGCTAACAAGCCAGCCATTGACTCCGATGATACAAGCTGGGCAGACGAAATCATCAGCGCCAGTGAACAAGAATGCGGCAGCAGTGGTCAACAAGATTTTCAACGACTTGAAGGCGATCCACTCGGCATGGAAGCAGGCTCTTTCATCGGATTTGACGGAGGGAGACATTAAAAAACAGTTCCTTTTGGGATTTATAGAGTCTGGCGTATCTGACCTAACCGTTATCAATGCCGCCCTAGCTCGAAGCAGGGCATCTAACAATCCTTTCTTGCCAACCATAGGCCAGTTTATAAGATATTGCAGAGAGGCTATGAGCGAGCGCGTAGGAGCTTTAGATCCAACAGTTGCGTATGCGCATTTGGTTCGTTACTACTCCAAGCCACTAGAAGATCGAGAGCCATGTAGCTTAAACAAGGTTATTTACCACACGATCAGCCAGGTTGGCTTTGATAGTTATTACTTCAAAACGATGGATGGTAAGCGAGCAGAACAATACTTCAAAGATCAGTACGCCATGACCATCGATTACATTGTGTCAGGCGGTGAGCTAATAGCTCCAGTCGCGCCAAAAATGCGCATTGATTCAGGGCCGCTCGGCCAGCCAACGCAGCTAGAGCGAGAGTACGGAAATTCACAAGCATCAGCACTAAAAGGATTGTTCGGATGACTGAAGAGGTAGAAGCGGATCTAAAAATAGAGCTTAACGTGCTATGCCCAAATGATGAGTGTAAACAATACCGATTGGTAAACAACAAAAACTTTAAAGGACTAAACATGATTTCAGGCGAAAACAGCATCGTAACTAACGTACTAAAAAACGCAGTCTCTTCTTCAATCCTAGCTGGCAGTCGTAGGGTGTCAGAGAAGAATAGAAGATTAGCCGTTGATAACGAGATTGAGCTACTTGTACACCATCAGAAAGCAGGACACCAAACCGCAGAAGAGACAGCTAGAAGCATTAAAACTGTTACCGCGCTCAAGGCTGAGAAAAGACGCTGGAATATATTAAAGGGTTTTTATAGTTATGCCGAAACGGAGATTATGAAATGAAATCATATTTAAAGCCAGATGCGCTTGTAAGCCCATATAACGATGATTTAGTTAGGGAGTACCTAGCACAAGGGTTAACCATAGAAAAGTGCGCTAACGGTGCGTCAGGCGGCCTCAGTCATATAGTTAAGTCAATGATGAACCCAGCAGCTAGAAGAATAGCTTCAAGGAAGTTTAACCAGCGGAGAACAGCATGAACAGGGGAGATTTATTAAGCAAAGCGGCTGAGTTAATTGACGGTCAACGAGCGAAAGACTATGGAGATGCCGCAGAAAATTTTGGCAATATTGCACAAGGCTGGTCTGTGATCTTAGGTCAGGAAGTATTGCCCGAACAGGTGGCGTTTCTAATGACATGGTTAAAGATTTGCCGATTAACTAAATCGCCTGGTAATCACATTGATAGCTGGATTGATTCGGCAGGATACATTGCATTAGGCGCAGAAATTGCAACGGAGAAATCAGCATGAAAGCAACCAGCATAAAAGCATTTACATCTGTACAGGATGAAGCAGACAGGCAGCGTATTAAAATGAAAAAGTTTGTTGAGGAAAACGCTGGTCATACAAGCAATGAACTAGGTGAGCTTAGTGATGAATATGATCGCTACCAGTTCGCTAGGCGCTTATCTGAGTTACGAGATAGTGGATCGCTAATCAACCCTCATACGCGCCCTTGTGGTGTCTCAGGTAGGGAAGCAATGACATGGGCTGTCGCCTAATGAGTAAGCTACTAACTGTTGATGAATGTAAGGACGTTATTAAGCGTCATAAAAGCGGTCAGCCAACGTGGGCAATCTGTGGCGAGTTAGGCGTTAGTGCAGGACACATAAAGGCCATTAGGCACTGCAAGCTATACCACTATCCGCTAACTGATTACCTGTTTATTTTTGACAAACTTAACAAAGATAAGCCTATCGAAGAGTCACCTTGTTCTTGGGATATTCGACTAAGCATGAGGCTGGCACGACTACCGATGAGTGAGTGGGCGGCTGCTCTGTGACTGAAAAGGTAGTGTTTCAGGTAACTAATGCAAACGTGTCTGGGAAGATTAGCGAGATTAATTCACTAATCAACCGTGGGTTATTTAAAGGCCCAGTTGAGGTGATTCTCACTCGGCCTAAACGCACAAAAGAACAGAATGGCAAATTGCATCCAATGGTGAGGGATATTAAGACTCAGGTTAAGTGGATGGGTTTAATGACCGAGAAGGAATGGCGACAGTTCTTTTGTGGAATTATCCAAGGCCAGAAGCCAGTACCAACCCCAGAGGGCGGAATCATTATGATTGGTGGCTCGTCTAAGGATTTAAACAAAGAACAGATGGGCGACTGCATTGAGTATATGTATGCGTTTGGTTCTGAGCGAAATGTTGTATGGAGTGAGCCAGCGCTCCAACTGTATAGCGAGTACAGGCAAGACGCGTGATAGACGAAGAGGCAAGAGCCAAGGCCATGAAGATGCTGGCTAACGGTCATACATACGCAAACATTCAGCGAGTGACGGGCATCAAAAACGTCACGGCTAGGAGTTGGAATATGAAGCGGCTGGCTGGCATTACCTCACTAACCGCGTTGCGCATCACAGCTAAACACGATAGCGGTGCGCTCTATGAGATAGCCGAGATTGGCGATGGATGGGATACAGCAATGGGTCTTGATCTTCTTCGGTACAAATTTACAGATTTCCCTAAATACTTTATTGGTGATTATGAATGAAAAAGGCTGAACGTCTTTACTTGGGTGACGTAGCAAGTATGGGCTGTGTGGTATGTCGCAACACTGGATGGGGAGAAAGCCCTGCCGAGATTCACCATATTAGAAACGGGCAAGGAATGAGCCAGCGAGCGAGCACTTATGAGTGTATTCCGTTATGCCCAGCACATCACAGAACAGGCGGTTATGGCATTGCATTACACGCAGGTCAAGAAGCGTGGGAAGCGGCATGGGGTACTGAGCGCGAGCTATTAGGGCAGACGTTAAGTGATGTTAAAGCACATAGAGGGCAGATCATTGGGCGTTAGTAAAGCAGAAGAATCACTAGCACTACAAATACGAGCAGTGAAGCTACCAGAACCAGTACGGGAACATAAATTCCATGCAATACGGAAGTGGCGTTTCGACTTCGCATACCCTGCTCATATGTTGGCTATCGAAGTAGAAGGTGGCGTATGGTCGGGTGGTAGGCATACACGCGGCTCAGGCTTCACTAAGGACTGTGAGAAGTACAACACAGCACTGATGGATGGGTGGCGCGTATACCGTTGTACGCCCGATATGATCGCAAAGGGAATCGTAGTGAAAGACATAGAAACAATATTGGGGTTAGCAGGGGCAAACCATGACAGGTAGACCAATAGGTACAACCATCCCAATTGATTGGGAGCAAGTCGATAGTATGTGCGCGATTCAGTGTACAGGTGAAGAAATGGCAGGCGTGTTAAGCGTTGATTATGACACCTTAGCGAGTGCGTGTAAGCGTGAAAAGGGGATGCTTTTTTCGGAGTATATCGAACAAAAAAGGGCAGATGGTAAGCGCAGCCTACGAAGAGAGCAATACACCACTGCAATTGATGGCAGCGTGGCTATGCAGATATGGCTTGGAAAGAACTGGTTAGGCCAGACAGACAAGATTGAAGCAGCGGTCACTAGTCTCCCCCCACTAGAAGTCGGACTCTATGCGGCTGACTAAAGCCCAATCGAAAGTGTTTAGTGACGATACAAGATTTCGCGTAGTGGTAGCAGGCAGACGTTTTGGAAAGACTCACTTAGCTATTGTCGAGCTAGTCAGGCAGGCACTACTAGGTAATGGTCGACACTGTTGGTATGTGGCTCCAACGTACAAAGCCAGTAAGCAGATCGCATGGCTATTTCTCTGTGACTTTATACCGAGAGAGTACATCGAAAAGAAGAATGAGAGTGAGCTATCAATACGGCTTCTTAATGGGTCGATCATAGCCCTCAAGGGTGCTGATAATCCCGATAGCTTGCGTGGTGTTGGCTTGAATTTCATTGTGCTGGATGAGTTCGCAGATATGAAGATCACGGCATGGACTGAGGTATTACGTCCAACCCTATCTGACAAAGAGGGTAGCGCGTTATTCATTGGCTCACCCAAGGGGCGAAACCACTTCTATGACATATGGACTGATGGTGTTGATGGGCGTGAGGAATGGTCTAGCTTTCAGTACACAACGCTTGATGGTGGCAACGTCCCTGAGAAAGAGATTGAGTCGGCAAAGCGTGATTTAGATGAACGTACTTTCAACCAAGAGTATTTAGCCCAGTTCGTTAATTACTCAGGGATTATCTATTACAACTTTGAGCGTGAACAGTCAGTGAAGAAAGCAGAAGATAGCTCGCTAATGCCATTACACATCGGAGTCGATTTTAACATCAACCCAATGAGTGCTGTGGTGTTCACTCGCAACAAGAATGACCTTCACGCCATTGATGAAATAGTTATACATGGGTCAAATACTGACGAAATGGCTGATGAGATTCACCATCGTTATCCTAATCGACCCATCACTATCTACCCTGACCCAGCGGCACGACAGCGCAAGACAAGCGCAGGCGGCAAGACTGATCTATCCATACTAGAGAATGCAGGATTTACCGTAAAGGTTAGACCATCACACACGCCAGTAAGGGACAGGATAAACGCTGTAAACAGCCGACTAAAGACTAAAGCGGGAGAGCGACACTTGATCGTTGACCCTAAGTGTAAACACGTTATTAAAGGGCTTGAGAGACACACTTACAAAGAGGGTACTTCTCAGCCAGATAAGGATTCGGGGCTAGACCACGCTATGGACGCTCTTGGCTATTGTGTGGATTATTTATTTCCTGTGCGTAAAGACCGCGCAGAACGACAACCAACTAGGTGGACTTAATGAATATCAAAGAAACACACGCAGCGTATGATAAAAACGCCCCAAATTGGGAGTTTTACTTGCGCTCTTATCTAGGTGGTGATGATTACCGTGATGGGCAATACCTACTCAAGTATGTGCTTGAAGATAAGAAAGAGTATGCAAAGCGGCTGGATTTAACCCCCGTTGATAACCACTGCAAGAATGTGATTAGCATCTATTCTTCATTCCTATGGCGCATTGCTCCTACCCGCAATTTCGGTAGCTTGGTTGAAGATCAGGCGTTGAACCAGTTCGTTAATGATGCTGACAATGATGGTCGAAACCTCAACCAGTTTATGTCTGATGCTCAGATATGGTCAGGCATATACGGTCACGTTTGGTTGATGATGGATAAGCCTACAGTTATCGCTAATACACGCGCTGATGAGCTAGCCCAAGAGGTTAGGCCATACGTCACAATGATTACCCCTGAAAACGTACTCGATTGGAGATTTGACCGAGCAGCTAATGGACGCTACGAGCTAACACTTCTTAAAGTTCGTGAGAATGTTGAGGGAGATAAGACATTCATTCGGGTATGGACTAAAGACGATATTTCACTCTATGAGGTTGAGGGTGAAGAGGTGACACGCCTAGAGAGCATGGATAACCCGTTAGGGGTCGTTCCTGCTGTGTGTCTATACGGTAATCGCTCACCTATTCGTGGTATCGGGCACAGTGACATAACAGACGTTGCTTATATGCAGAGGGCTATCTACAACGAGCTATCTGAGATCGAGCAGTTAATCCGCATCTCTAACCATCCAAGCCTCGTTAAGTCGGTTGATACCGAAGCTGGCGCAGGCGCAGGCAGTGTGATCGAAGTCTCTGATACTGACTCAATCAAGCCGTATCTACTCCAGCCTAATGGCGGCAACCTAGACGCTATCCGAGCAAGCATCACGGACAAAGTTGAGGCCATTAACCGCATGACTCACATGGGCGCTGTAAGAGCTACAGACGCACAAACCAAGTCAGGCGTTGCACTTCAAACTGAGTTCCAACTGCTTAACGCCAAGCTATCTGAAAAGGCTGATTTGCTTGAGTTAGCTGAGGAACAGTTATGGAATCTCTTCGCCCAATGGCAAGGCGTTTCATCTGACATATCCATTGACTACCCCAACACCTTTGATCTTCGTGACTACGGCACAGAGCTTGAGTTCCTACAGAAAGCTAGGGCCAGCGGTGTAGCCAGTAAGACGTTTATGCAGGGTGTTGATAAATCCATTGCCGAGCTTGTGCTTAATGATGCGGACTTAGTGAGGGCTGTGGACGAAATAGAGCAAGGATCAGAGCAGTTAGGGCAGTTTGAAAAGGGTCAGATTTACAAGTACCACATTGATGGCGGTGTAGTGACTCAGAATGAGGCCCGTAATGATCTAGGACTTAACCCATTAGCAGGCGGTGATGTAGTAGCGAAGCCTCAAGCGGTGGTGGCTGAATGAGTAGAGTTGCCCATATTGATAACCTTGATCGATTAGCTATCTTGCATAGTCAGCTAATTGATGAGGCATTGGTTGAGCTAGAGCAGGCAGCGGCAGGGATTGTGTCTAGTCTCCCGGTGAGTAGCGGCAAACTGCATGACCTAGAGGCGGCTATAGCGGCTAGACAGCAATTGCAGAAAGCTATGGTTGATAACTTTATGACCAAGGCTCAAGTCGTTGTCGATAGTTACGATGAGGCTGTAGAGACTTTAGCAAGCCTGTATCAAACCGTTCTCACTACTGGGGTATTAGAGGCGACCCAAGCAGAGTCGATTCGCCAATTGAAGTTTATGGCGTTTCAGGGCTTTGAAGAGATCGCTAATGCCCACCTTGAGCTAATGGCGCGTGAGGTCTATCAGTCAACGCTAACAGGTCGAGCGGCTAATGAAACTGTTCAGGCTATACGACACGCGATCAATGGTGTCTATATTCAAAGCAATGATGAAGATGCCCAAGCACTGGTTGAATTTATCAGCAAGAATAAAGACGATGCTGCCAAAGCCGCACAAGTTGATAAGGCTATCAATCTACTCCATTCCACCTACTCACGCGACAGGCTAGGCAACAACCTTAGACGGTACTCAAGCAGCTATGCCCAAGACGCTCTAATGCAGTTTAGCGCCTCGGCTAATATGTCTATTGTGGCTGATCTAGGGATTGAGCGGTGGGAGTATTACGGTGATGTAATCAAGGACTCACGCGATTGGTGTATAGAGCATGAGGGGCGAATCATGACAACCCAAGAGATACGAGATGAGTGGGCTAGCCGAAGTTGGAAAGGTAAATCATCTGGCGACCCGTTTATCGTTAGGGGTGGCTATAACTGTCGTCATCATTTTGCAGCAGTGGTGGATTAACTATGAAAGACATTGACCTCGAAGATCCAGAAATTGCAGCGCGTTACAACGAGGCAATTGATAACTATTTCATTTTGTTTGGTGAGCATCCGCCAACGATTGAAGCGCCTATTCATTGGGATAGCCTTGAATGGCTAGAATTAGTCGAAGATTGCGTCTGTGAGGGCGTGTCTATGACATTAGATTTTCATCAACTAGGGGAAGACGTATGAACGAAGCAGCAGAAGTAATTGAAGAAGTGGTTGAATCAACCGAACCAGAAAAGACGTTAACTCAAACCGAGGTCGATAAGATTATCGCTGATCGTGTAGGACGTGAGAGGCGTAAGTTTGAAAAGAAATACGAAGGCGTTGACGTTGATCAGTTCACGAAGTGGCAAGAGCAACAAGCGCAATCAGAAGTCGATCAAGCCACCGCTAAGGGTGAGTTTGAGAAAGTAATCAAAATGCAGGCCGAGAAGAAAGACGCTGAAATCGCCATTTTGAATAAGCGGCTTACCAATAACGAGGTTGATGGGGCGATATTACGGGCGGCTGAGATAGGTCAAGCCGTAGCGCCAACCCAAGTTACTGAGCTTTTGAAGGGAAAAGTGCGATTAAGTAGCGAAGGAGTGGCAGAAGTATTGGATAACGATGGAACTACCCGATATGGTGATGATGGTTCTCCGTTGACAGTACATCAATTGGTTGGCGAGTTCCTTACTACAAACCCGCATTTTGTCAAAGCCTCACAAGGTGGAGCAGGCAGCGCGGGGAGTGTAGGTGGCAATACATCGAGGCTTAAATCGGTGGGTGATATGAATCCAGCAGAATACGCTGAACATCGTAGCAAGATTGGTCGCGGTCGTATGACAGGTGGCTATATCAAACCCAACTAAAAGCAAGGTGTATCTCCACGGTCACTTTGCATAAATTATTTGTAAGGTGACCAAAATGGCAGCATCAACTACTACTACATTAGACGACCTGTTCGCTAATATCATCCGTGAGGCAATTTTTGTTTCACAAGAAACTTCTTTAGTTCGTAACCTAGTAACTACTTATGACATTTCTGGCGAAGCTGGCAAAGTCGTTCAAGTTCCAGTTTACGGTGAGACTACCGCCTCGGCATTGACCGAAGGGTCGGATATGTCTAGCACTGCAATCTCAACCACTAGCAAGTCAATCACTGTATCTGAGTCAGGTGTTCAAGCCTTGCTAACCGATATGGCTGCGAAATCCGCTATGGGTGACGTTGCTGGTGATCTAGGCCGCATCCTTGGCGAATCTGTTGCTAAGAAGATGGACAAAGACCTAATCGCCTTGTTTGCTGGTTTCAGCGCAGGCCAAGGTACAGCCGCACAGGAAATTACTGTTGCTGACATCTTTAAAGCTGCTGCCGTATTACGCGCTAATAACGCTACAGGCACACCATCTGCTGTAATCCATCCTTATCAGGCATACCAGTTGAAGTCTAACCTCACCAACGCTTTCGCTAACCCGAATGGTGGTGACGCTCAGAATGAAGCGATGCGTTCTGGTTATGTTGGCACTATTGCTGGCGTTAACATCTACGAGTCTGCCAACATTGTTGTTGACGGTTCTGGTGATGCTATCGGTGCTTTGTTCACTCCAGCCGCACTAGGTTTGGCTATCAAGTGGGACATCAACATCGAGCCACAACGGGACGCTAGTATGCGTGGCTGGGAGCTTAACGCAACTGCATGCTTTGGTGTAGGCGAGCTTGTTGACACTTACGGTCAGAGCCTAACCTTTGACGCTGCCCTGTAAGGAGTAGCACATGGCCATGAGCGCGGATAGTGATTTAATTGCAATTCAACCTGATATTTTAAACTTAGGTATTGTCTCATTTAATAGTGAGCATCCTAAAGCTAAAGCAGATATTGAAAGGCGGTTAAGGCGCGACTGGTGGCCTAATAAGGGTATATCTGGTGATGCCAATATGACCCTTTTAACTGAATCTCAATTCACTAAAGCTGCCGCTTATTTGGTTCTTTGGAAGTACGCCTTGCCGCAGTTGGCAACGTGGGCAGCCGAAGACCGATTCTCGGCAATGTTGGTTTTTTATAAGAAACTATACGAAGAAGAGATTCAGGACGTATTTTTGGATGGTGTTGAGTATGACGCTGATGATGATGGAACGATCTCAGAAGAAGATAGAACACCTGTCCTAATTGGTCGCTTAACTCGCTAATGCAGATAACGACCAGTATTGATCTTAGGGGCGTACTAACACGCCTCAAGTCACTACAAACAAGTCCATTGGAAATGAAGAAAGCCCTGAAAGTTGCAGCAGTTGGGCAAATACGGGAAGTGAAAACTCGCACTAAAAAGGGTATTGGGCTAGATGGTTTCTTTAAACCTTACAGCCCGTTTTGGGTAGGGGTAAGAAGCAATCCAACCCCAGCACAAAAGAAGCGGTACAGAAGCGGTGGCGGGCATAAGACCAACATAGTGAACCTGAACTTTAGTGGGCGAATGTTGGCAGATATGGGCGTTGTTAAATCTACACCCTATGAGGCGGTTATATCGTTTCATAAAAAAACAGAAATAGACAAGGCTGAGGGTAATCAGCGAGTGAGACCATTTATGGGAATCACAGCCAAAGAGCAAAAGCAGATCGTAAAACGGTTTAAAGGTGCATTGTTTAAATGAGTATTAGAGAGAACATTGCAGACCACCTAATCGATACCTTATCTAGTATGAGCGTCCCAGTGATGCTTAAAAAGATCACTAGAGAGCCGTTTGATTATGAGTTGCTATCTAACGCTCAGTTTCCCGCAGTGTGGTTACAAAGCGCAGATGAAAACCGTGGCGATGTTACTTTAAGCGGAATGAGAGAGGCCACTATAAATTACAGAATAGTGGGCTTTGTTAAATCGTCAGCTATCGACACAGCAAGAAATGAATTAATTGAAAGCATTGAAAAAGCACTTGAGGTTGACCGCACTCGCGGAGGCTATGCCTTAGACACTCAAGTTCTTGAAGTAGATACAGATCAAGGCGCAACTACCCCAGTGGGTGGAATCACTATGGTCACTCAAGTTCGTTATCAGTATATGAGGGGCGAGTCCTAATGAAAATGTACAAAGGTAAATCATCCGTGATTGTGCATCCATCACAGATTGAAATAATGAAATCACGCGGTTGGTCAGAGCATAAGCCAAGCGCAACTAAACCAAAGAAAGTAACCACAACGGAGGCCGATAATGGCAACTCATAATGCAACACAGGGTTTAATCAAAGTCGGTTCTGACACATTAGGCGAACTAAAATCATTTAGTTTCTCCGAAAACAGCGACACGATTGAAACATCAAATCTATCATCCACAGCCAAAACTTATGCCGCTGGCAAGACGGGCTTTTCTGGTTCTGCTGAGGCTTTTTGGGATAACGATGATGCGGGTCAAACTGCTTTATCTAATGGCGCAATTGTTCAAATGCACTTTTATCCAGAGGGCGCAACAACGGGCGACAAGTTCCGCACAGGCACTTGTATTGTTTCTGAAATATCTACCAGTTTATCAACAGAAGGAATGGTTGAAGCGAGCTTCACATTCACAGGGTCAGGCACTTTAGCTGAGTCCACTGTTTCTTAAAAAGTTTAGCGGCTAGGGCTTCGGCCTGAAACAGCGTTTTCCCCGATGCGCTTGCCGTTAATTTATCGGGGGATTTACTAATTGGGGAATTATTATGAGTGCAATTATAGAGTCAGCAAAAGTACATTTTACTGAGCGTATGTCGAAGATTAATTCCATTGTTATTCCTGAGTGGGATAACACAGAAATCTTCTTTCGCCCTAGCATGAACTTCAAAGATCAGGGCATTGTTCTCAAGTTGCATGGTGACGGTCTACCAGCCGAAGCTGTTGTTATGACGCTAATCTTGAAATCTTTGAATAAAGACGGTTCTAAGATGTTTGTAAAAGCCGACAAGACTGAATTGTTACTTCGCGTTGATCCCGAAGTGGTTAGCCGAATCGTTAGTGAAATGAGTGACGATGAGCCAACCGTTGAGGAAGCAACAAAAAACTAAAACAAGATCATGATTTACGTTTTGCAATGGTATTAGCGGAACACCTCCATAAAACACTGGAGGAGATTATGGTCTTGAGTACAGATGAAATTATACTTTGGGCAGCTTTTTTGGAGTTAAATAATGGCAAGTGAAAAAGTCAATATAGTCATTAAAGCTGTTGATAAGACGAAGCGGTCTTTTCGTGCGGTGACTATGGGCCTGAACGCAATTAAGAAGGTTGCGTTTTCTATGCAGTCTGCTCTTATTGCGGTTGGCGTTGCTGGCTTTGGCTTTCTTGTCAAAAAGTCTATGGATGCCACTGATGCCCTCGGCAAAATGGCTGACAAGATTGGTATCGGAACAG